TACCCATAATTGTATAATCTCTTATCATGCGTTGTTGTGCTTGTTTTGCGTATACTGCTTCTTGTCGTGCCTTGCGTATTCGTCCTTCTTCACGAATAAGGTCATCCCATGCTGTCATTCCATAATGAGCTACAAGAAAATTTTTAAGATCTTCTCTTTGTTTGGCTAGTTTCTTTTTACTAGCAAAACTTTCTATAGCTACTTCTTCAACAGAGCCGTTGAATAATTTATCGAATGTTGAAGGGTTACTGGCGTTTTTATGTATATTGTCTACGTCACTTACAGCTTTCATCCACGTTGACAATTGGCTCGATAAATCTTCTATTTCTCTACCCATGTAAATGGCTTTTTTTATGCCATTATAGGCAGCAGTTGCCCCACTAACAGCAGCGGACAATGTGATCGGATCGATCATTGACCTCTAGCAGATTGAGCAGCGATACGCTCTCGATTTACTTGATTCCTTTCCTCGGCAATATCTTCTTGCAGTTCAAGTCTCGCAGAATCTGTCACAGCTTGTTGCTGTAATCTTTGTCTTTCAATATCGAGTCTTGCTGCGTCAGTTTGTGTCTTGTTCTGTTCTTGCTGTTGTTTAATTGCAAGTTCTTGCTGTCTAATCTGAACAAGTGGATCTGGACCTGGTGGCGGTGGCATTAAGTTCGGCATCATAGCATTTGTTAACTCAAGTTGTATTTGAGATATTTTCATATCCATTGATGCTTGATCAACAGGCATACCCTGCATTTGCATTTGTTGTAGTTCCTGTTGTGCCATTGCCCTTGCTTTCAATGAAATATGCTCCATAACATGTGATATAAATACACCATATATTTGTGGCGAAGATTGGACAACTGGTAGTTTCATAAAAGAAACATGCATACTGACATGTGAGTCATGGTCTTGCTCTGGAAATGCCTGCAATAACTCGCCCATCAACGCCCTAGCGTTTTCAATTGCGGGATCCAACGGCTGTGGCTGTGGTGGAGGAGGGAGAACCTCATCTATATTCTGCACCTCCAAAGCAAGATACATTCTACGATATGCTTGATACAAATTGTGAACTTGTGGATTTGACTGTGCTAACTGCAACTGTGTCTGTGCCAAAGTTACCCTTTGTGCCATCGAAAATATGTTTGGATCTGATACTGGTATAATATCAATACGTCCATCAAAATCTGTCTGTTTAACTTGTCTGTTGCCACCACTGACATCATACGGATATTCTGGTGGTAAGTTTTCTGCTAGTATCGATGCAAGTAAACGAAACTCTTGTTTCTGTGCATAATGCAATCGTTTGTGGATTGCTGACATGACTTTCATGCCACGTTCAAGCAGTGCAACTGTTGTACCTACGGGCATTTCTTTGCCCATGTTTTGTCCTACCTGCTGGTCTGCAATAGAAACAAATCTCCGACCAGCATCAATCAAAGACCCCAAAAGCTGTGCTAGTGTTCCAGATGGTTCTTTGAATGGAAGAGGTATAATCGAACTTCTGATATCACCACCAGGTGCGTCAATATCCCTAAACTCGCCTGGGTTGAGAGGTTCATCATCATTTCGTATTCTTAATCCTCTTGCCTTAAAACCAGCAGGTAGGTTGGCTAGAGTTCCAGAATCGATTAACTGCCGTAAGATACTGGTTGCGGCCCGACCCAAGCCACCAATCATATGTATCAAACCGAATCCGTAAAACCCTAGACCTGGAAGAAACTTATAATGCACAAAGTACTGACGTTTTCTTTTGAGGGGATCGTCAGCCATAAAGTTTCTTCGTATGGACAGAATTTCACCACTACCTTTGTCGAGAGTCACAATGTATGGTAATTTTATACCCGTTGGTTCACCCATCGGATCTCTGTCCTCAAACCCTTCGATGTCTAAATCAACATGCATCTCAAGGATTGTGTAAATATCATCGGTATGTGATTTATCTGTTCCGTCAAGCTCTCTGACCTTTTCCTTAACAGAACCATCTGAATCATCATAAGAAGATGATAACTCAATATCTCTATACTCACCTGCAACCTGCATCTTACGAACTTGGTTTTCATCCATTCGCAGTACATGTGTCACACGGCTTGAAGTTGCAATGTCCGTGGCAGAATAAGGTATAACCATGTCTTCAGCTGGTATGAACATGGCAACCGCACGTTGCTTCAACGGATCATAATAAACTTTCTTAAATGTAGAACCAGACAACGGCAGATAAAAAAGCATCTGGTCTGTGTCAGTATCAAACTCCTCCATCACCTCTGTAATCTGGTAGTTCATAAAGTCCTTGACACGAGTTGCCTGTTCCTCTCGTGCTTGGTCTTTCAGTCCTATAATCTGTGTTTTTACTGGACCGCCTGCTGGTAAAAGTTCCTTGTAGCATTGTGCCTGGAACTGGGTTACTGATTCTGCAATCAACGGATGTGTTACACCAGATGCACCAGCAAATGGCTGTGTTCTCTCTTCATACTTAATACCTAAAAGATCAAGACCCTTGACATATCCTTCTTCCCACTCTGCCCGTGTGTCACTGTCTTCTTCATACAGTCCTCTTAATTCACTTGACATTTCACCTAAGATACTATCATCAAGGACATCTGCCAGATTAGCATTGTGGTCATAGACTTCGGTTTCAACTTCCATACCTTCGCCACCCATCAAAGCTTCAAGGATAGCTCCACCTTGTCCATCTTCTGTAACATCAACACCACCTTGAAACTCCTCTGGTGATGCAATCTCCATTTCAACTTGAGGAAGTTCTTCTTCCTCTGGACCCCCAGGTCCGATAGGTATCTCTGCCATTAGAATATCCTCACTTTTCCGCCACCTTTAAATTGTCTAACTAATCCGCCTTTTGCACCTTTGACAAGTTTTGGACCTCTCATTTCTTCGTTGAATATTGTCCATATTTCATAATCTTCCTCATTCAATGATTCGGGTCCAAACTCATTTGCTCTACTTTTAATTTTACCAATTCTGCCTTTTCCTTCTCGTACCAAGGCATTAAGTTTTTCACTTTTGAAAGGTCCTTTTTTACTCATCAGTAATACTCCTTCTTCCTTGGATACCATTCATCTTCTTCTTCGCCATCAAGAGATATAAAACCTCCTTGACGAAAACGTATCAAAGCCATTGTCATACTGTCAACATAATCATCGTGGTCGCCATGAGGAAATGCTGCACATTCTTCAATCACTTCCTCCGAGAAACTTTTCTCTGGAGCCCATACCATACCTGCCTCAAACAATGGTGCAACCATGTGCATACGAGATACCTTATCACGACCTTTGCTCGGTGTATAGTTCAAAACTGGAATTCCGCCTCTTCTTAATTCATCCGTCAACGGAGTACCCGTGGCTTTTGCCTCGACAATCACCATATCTGGTTCCCAGTAATTATACTCCTCTAACGCTGTCATCTTGAGTTCTGGAAAGTTCCAACGTCCTCTTTGTGCATCCAACAATACAATATGATCTGCCCCACCTTCTTCTGGCTGGAATATCCCCCATGTTGTTATAGCCGAGTAGTCAGCACTTTCTTTCTTACTGAACGCTGTATCATAACTCTGTATAATGTAACTCAAATCTGGGATATCCTTCTTCTCCCATTTGTTCCACCATTCTTTCTTGACAATCGCACCTTCTTCTGCTGTCGGGTTCTGCTGCCACTGTGCATTCCATTTAGCCAAGGGCAATGATGCTTTGACCTTTAACAAATCATCTTTCTTCCAGAACTGCGGCCAAAGTGGCTTGTCAGACGGCAATATTGCAGGGAACTCTACAATCTCCCATTCGTCAGACATGACATCTGAACCTTGTGCCTTGATCAGTCTACCCGTCAGATCCTTCAATCCCCATCTCGTCATCACAACAATTATCGCACCACCTGGCTGTAAACGCTGTCTGGGTCCAGAGGTGTACCACTCATATGCATTGTCAAATGCCATCTCGGACATTGCATCCTGTTCCGAGTGTGGATCGTCAATAATAAATAAGTCCGCACCACGACCAGTGACCGCTGCACCAACGCCTGCTGCAAAGTATTCACCGCCCTCGCTTGTCTCCCAACGGCCTGCCGCTTTACTGTCAGCTTTCAAATCTGTCTTCGGAAATACATCCTTGTAATGTGGATCATCGATCAAGTCCCTCACCTTACGACCAAACCTTACCGCCAGTTCCGTGTTGTGTGTTGCCTGGATAATTTTTAGTTTAGGGTTCCTTCCAAGAAACCATGCAGGCATCAAATAAGATGCAAGTTCCGATTTACTATGCCTAGGCGGCATATTAACAATCAGTCTTTTGAGTTTACCCTCCGCAATGCGTTCGAGCTTCTCCGCAATAATCTTATGATGCTTACCTTCAATAAAATTCTCATATACATGATGTGCAAAGGCCATGAAATCTGATCTCGCCCTATCCCTAACAACCAGCCTAATTTCTGCCTGCTTGAGAGCCAAAATCTCTTTAAGGGTTTCCTCTGGAACTGTATCAAGATTCATCTTCTACGATTTTATACTCACCCTCAAATGCTTGAGGATATTGTTTCTTTAACTTGTCAAGCTTATTTAGTATCTCTTCTCTGGACATTGAATCCATAACATTGATCTGTTCTCTTCTGTCCGTGACCAATCCACCCAGACTACTTCTTAACTTCTCGGCATTGATGGCAGCAGAAAACTGATTCGCATCCTCCGCACCACGGGACAGATCATGTAAACGCTTCATTTGTCCTAGGACTGTGACTCCATATTTTCTTTCACGTTCTTCACGAAGCTCCTGTATATACTCAACCACATGTGGAAAATCCCTCCCGTTCAGTAACACCGAAGCCTGTTTCCATGATACCTTCTCAGAGTAACCCGCTTTCCGTGCACATTCAGCGTTACTGTAAATGCCCTCCACAAAGTATTGGGCAAAGGACCGCTGTCTCTGTGTCAAGACACGATCATGCGATTCTTCTATTTCAGTGGCAATCTTTGATACAGATTTTGTCATTAGCCAAAGATACTCGGTAAACCTGCTATTGGTCTTGGCATCAAATTGTTTATATTTGTAAGATAATCCCTATATCTTCCTATACCACCGATAGTCTGCCTTGGACCTTTTTGAAAAGGAAATGGTCTTATTCCACCCATACCTGGAAATGGTCTTGGCATAGGAAACGGGAAAGGTCTTGGCATGGGAGGTTGAAAAGGATCCTGCGGTGGACCTACTGGATCTGTTGGTGTCGGTGCAGGTGATGGAGTGCTCTTCATCTCATCCATACGCCTTTGTATTTCTTCATCTACATAAGAATTTATCTGACCCGGCATCTCATCAACAATCTGTTGCAACGGACCTTGAATACCCTGTAACGGCATCAATATAGCATCAAGTCCTTGAGGACGTTGCTGTAACATCGGATCGTAAACGGCTTGAATTTCTGGGCCAGTCATTCCAGGTGCAAAAGTTGTCAT